ACCTCCGGACCTTGGAAGGTCACGTCCCGTGACCCGCATCAGCTCGGCCGGGTGCCAGTGGTCATGGTGCCCAACCGTGTTCGCGGGTCCCGGGAGACCGGACGGTCCGAGATCACCAAGGCGGTGCGCTACTACGCCGACGCGGCCGCGCGGACGCTGCTCGGTCTCGAGGTGAACAGGGAGTTCTACAACGCACCGCAGCGGATCGGCCTCAACGTGTCGGACGACATGTTCGTCGACGCGGACGGCAACCCGGTGTCCTCCTGGACGTCGATCATGGGACGCACGTGGAACATCCCTCCGGGCGAGGAGGGCGCCGCGGCGCCGGACGTGAAGCAGTTCCCGCCGTCGTCGCCGGCCCCGTACATTGACCAGGTGAAGGGGTACGCGACGCTGCTCGCCGCGGAAGCGGGCATCCCGCCGACCTATCTCGGCTTCCAGACCGACAACCCGGCGAGTGCCGACGCGATCCGTGCCGGGGAGGCACGTCTGGTGAAGCGGGCGGAGCGTCGGCAGGCTTCGTTCGGTCGGGCATGGCACGAGGTCGGGCGGGTGGCGTTGCTGATCCGTGACGGCGAGGTTCCGAACGACTACGACACCCGCGTGAGTGAGCGGTGGCGTGACGCCGCGACCCCGACGCGTGCGGCATCGGCGGACGAGGCAGCGAAGCTGATCGGTGCCGGTGTACTGCCAGCCGACTCCACGGTCACCTACGACCGCGTCGGGCTGAGCCCGGCGGAGCAGGCGATAGTGAAGGCGGACAAGGCGCGCGCGCAGGCGTTGCAGCTGGCCGCGAACATCGGCGCTGCGGCGTCCGCCGCGGTGACCGACCCGTCGATGAGGTCGCAGAATGCTGCTGTCGGCGGTTGACGAGCATCGTGCGCAGATCAACGGAATCACGACCATCGCCGAGAACGACATCGCGTCGTACGCGGGGACGATTCTGAACGAGGCGCCCGAGCAGGTGGCAGCCCAGCTTCGGATCGCGACGCCTGCGGTGATCCAACGGTACGGGGATGTCGCAGCGGTGTCGGGCGCGTTGTTCTACGAGACCAACCGGCCCGCACCTGGCTTCACGGCCGACATCACGCGCGCCCCGCTCGGCGACCAGCTGCTGGGCGCCCTCGGGTGGGCGTTCTCGCCGTTGTTCAATCCAGACCAGTTCGAACTCGGTCCTGCCGAGGCGGTGAACCGGATCTCCGGTGTCGTGCAGCGGTTCGTGGCTGAGGGGGACCGGGAGACGATCCGGGGCGCCGCGAAGCGGGACAGCCTGTCGACGGGCGTGGCGCAGTACGCGCGGGCCAGTGCATGCTCGTTCTGCGCGCTGATGGCGGCGCAGTCCAGCCGGGGCGGCCACTGGCACAACAGCTGCAAATGCGTGGCGGTGCCCACCTGGCGTGACGCCCCAGCACCGTCGAGCCACGTGCGCGACCAGCAGTCGGCTGCGGCATCGGGCGCAATCCGAGCGCTCGAGGACGCGCGCTCCGCGCACCCCGACTTCGGGCGAATGAGGTCACGCCAGTTCTTCGCCGCGCACCCTGAGCTCGCGCTGACGAACAAGAACATCACACGGATGATGCGCGACCTGTACGGCTTCGCCCACTGATCTTCCGGCGCACGCCGGATCCTGCCCGCCTTCCGGTGGGCGCCTCACCCATGCCCGCACGGGCTCGGATACACCCCCACTGGAGGGCCGCATGGCCAAGAACACCCCGCACGGGGACCACAAAAACACCCTGGGCGCACAGTTCGCGCCGACCTTCCACCGTCCCTGGCTGCGCTACATCGAGCCCGTGGACGGTGCCGAGGGAGACACCCCGCCGGACGGTGACAAGCCAGCCGACGAGAACACGGACTGGAAAGCGGAGTCCCGCAAGTGGGAGGCCCGCGCCAAGGAGAACGCCGCGAAGGCGAAGGTCAACGAGGGCGCTGCACAGCGCCTGAAGGAGATCGAGGACGCCGACAAGTCGGAGGCGGAGAAGGCCGCCGCTCGAGCCGAGGCAGCTGAGAAGCGTGCCGCCGAGGCGGAGGCGAAGGCGCTCCGCGCCGAGGTCGCCGCGTCCAAAGGGGTCCCGGTCGAACTACTGTCCGGGTCCACGAAGGACGAGATGGTGGCCGCGGCGGACTCTCTCATCAAGTTCCGCGAGGAGGCGTCGGGACCACGCGCGCCGCGTCCGGACCCGAACCAGGGCAAGCCGCCCGCAGCGGGCGGCACCGCCGGCGACCAGTTCGCGGCATTCCTCACTGAAGCACTCGGCCAGTAGGCCACCGACCCAGAAGGGGGCATCATGCCCGCAACCACTCTCGCTGGTCTCCCCAGCGCCGTACTCCCGCCCACCATCGCGGGACCGATCTTCGACAAGGTGAACGAGCAGTCCGCCGTGCAGCAGCTGGCCCGCAAGGTGCCGCTGTCACTCAGCGCGAACACGGTCGTTCCCGTGTCGATGGACATCCCCGCCGCCGGATGGGTGTCGGAGGGCGGATCGAAGCCGGTCGGCTCGTCCGCGTTCGGCATCAAGCAGATGCAGGGCAAGAAGGTAGCCCTGCTCGTGCCGGTGTCGGAGGAGATCGTCCGCACGAACGCGGCCGGTGTCTACGACCTGCTGCAGCAGGACCTGCCCATCGCCATCGCCCGGGCGTTCGACTACGCGGCCATCCGCGGTGTCGATCTCCGCACCGGAGGCGCGGGCCCGTTCGCGGACTACCTCACCAAGGGCGCGAACACCGTCGAGCTCGGCACGACCGCGCAGAACGCGGGCGGCATGTTCGCCGACCTCGTCAAGGGTGAGCAGCTCGTCGCGAACGCCGGCTACGACATGAGCGGCTTCGCTGCCGACCCCATGCTCCGGCCGACGCTGAAGCTGCAGACCGACACGCAGGGCCGGCCCCTCTTCGTCCAGGACCCGAGCCTCGGCTTCGGTGGCGGGTCGCTGATCGGCTACCCGGCGTACTACAACCGGGGCGTGTCCGGCGCGTACCGTCGCGCGGGTGACCGCGTGCAGGTGATCACGATCACCGGCACCCCGACCGGCGGCACGTTCGACCTGAAGATCGGCGGCCTCACCGCGTCAGGCATCGCGTACAACGCGACGGCCGCGGCCGTGCAGACGGCGATCCGCGCGCTGTCGTCCCTCTGGGCGGCTGCGACGGTCTCCGGTTCGGCCGGTGGCCCCTACACGGTGACGCTGTCGCCCGTGGGCGGTCCGGCGGCACCGATCGTGGTCGCCGCGAACGCGCTGACCGGCGGCTCGAGCCCCGCGGTGGTCGTCGCCCAGTCGCCGACGCTGGACTCCAAGCTCCGCGCGATCGGTGGCGACTGGACCCAGGCGGCCTGGGGTCAGGGCATGGAGCTGACCGTGAAGGTGTCGACCGAGGCGTCGTACGTCGACGAGTCCGGCACCACACACTCGGCGTTCCAGGAGAACCTCATCCTCCTGCTCGTCGAGGCGCACTACGGGTTCGTGAAGTCCGACGCACTCGGCGCCTTCACGGCCTACACGGACGCGGTCTGACCGACGGTCCGGAGGTCGGGTGACATGGTCCCCGGCCTCCGGGCCCCCAAACGAGGGGAGTCTCGGCATGCCGCTCACGACCTCGATCACGCCTACGAGCATCGCCGTCAACGTCGGGCAGGAGGCACCCGCAGACGGCTCCACGCTGGACCTGCAGTGGAATATGTGGATCGACGACGCACTGATGCTCATCCAGACGCGCGCAGACGGCCTCGACATTTCGGACATCCCACAGGCGAAGCTCGACTACGTGATCCGCGAGGCCGTCACCGATCACGTCAAGCACCCCGATGACGCCACACAGGTCACGATCTCGGTCGACGACGGCTCGACATCCAAGACGTACCGGTCCGGTGCGGGCAGGGTCCGGATCACGGACGACTGGTGGACGATGCTCGGGCTGAACCCTCGCAAGGGCAAGGCGTTCGAGGTCGACACCATGCCGGCTGACGCCGGTGTGACTCAGGATCCCGAGTCTCTCTGGTACCTCCCCGGCGAGCGGTGGGCGCTGTGACACTCGGCGACGA